TAAATGGTAGTCCTATGCCTTGACCTAGTCCAACCTTCACATCCCCTAAGTCTGAAAGCGTGAGCGTAGCATCAGTGGGGCCACCTGCATCCGTGAGGCTTGAATCAAGTTCAAGGTCAGCCACGATACCAGGATCAAAAGTTATTGTGAAATCAGATCCAGTGACAACAGTCACATTGCCTGCACCATAAATCGCTTCAAGTGCAGTCTGAATAGTTGATGCTGTTGCATTATAAGCTATATCGACAGTCCAGCCATCAACAGCATTACCAAGTTTATAAGTGCCACCAGTGGGAGTATCAAGTGCAAGAATATACTCTTCGCTATGTGTGACCTTTATCGATGTAACTGAAGCAAATGATTGACTTGTGGTAGTGGTAAATGGAGTCGCTGGTATTGTCTTAGCTTCAGAAATAGGACTACCTAAAGCATCTGCACCAAAAACCGTTACTACAGCACCTTGAGAGTCGGAGTCTCCGGTTATTACCAACTGCCGCGCGATGTCGGGCTGTTTATCAGGTTCATATTCATTGCTTCCAGCTTCAAGCGTTACTATCTCTAAAATACCATCAGTGTCTTTCGCATCAGGTGCAACCGAATACCACGCCACTCTAAGCTCGGGTAGCTTCACAACTGCATTATTAGCACCATGCGCGACTTGAATCTCCTGCCCGTGGTCTGTAAATCCACCCTTAGGGAAATTGGGCATTTACATCTCTCCTTTCAACCTAAAAAGTGGGGAGAAAAACTCCCCACTAGGTCGTCATTACTGCAAACGGATACTTAGTGGCTCGGTTGGTTCCGAGCGCATGAATCGGATTCGGAACCGCCCATCCAAGCCGCATGACCACCCTAAGCGCTACCATGTCATTCTGCATCAGGTTAGCAACTACGGCTCCAGTGCTGTCTGTAATGACACCCTCCGTAAACAGCTTGAATCGCATGTCGGTACGGATACTATACACAGCTTGGTTCATGTCGCCGACAATAAATCTAGCGGCATTGCTACGCATGGTTCCGTTCCTCACGTACTCAATCGGCAGACCCCAGAACGTGTTGGAGTCGCCCTGTCGCAGTGAAGGTGCAAACAGCGGATTTCCGTTGCTGTCCCTCAGATTACGAAGGTCCTTTTTGGCTGTCGGATCGATGATCCACCCAGTGGGATTGTAACCAACAGCCTCCAACACTCCCATAAGCTCGGACGCGTCCTCACCAAGGTCAGCCCCAGTTCCTTCAGCAAAGGTAAACCCTCGGCTTATTGCAGTCGGTACAATACCGCTTGGCCATGAGGTAGGTCGTTTCTGTCCCCATATTACAGCGTTGTCGATCGCTATTCCAAAGGCTTCTTCGATACGAGGTTGAATCTCATCCCAAATGGGGTACTGCGAATCCTCAAGCACATCCTCTCCGATCGGCAATATGATCGCCAGCGGCTCTGCATTGATATAAACGTTTTTCCACGCCATTTGATGAGTGTCTTTCAGCCCCGGGACACCAGTCTCGCCGGTAACTGCGGTCGGTTCAAAGTCGGCCCCTTCGGTAAGACTGTCATCTACGGTTCCGGATATAAAACTAGCCGCGCCCATCGAGTTCAGCACGGGCATCCTGAGCGTGCGCGAGCTCATGTTCGGTAGTCGCCTGAACAAGCTCAATGTAGCCGATGTTTCAGTAATGCCCTTGATAACCTCATTAGCCACTTCCTGCGGGATAAGCGGAAGTGCGTCAAATTCTGTAGTCAGATACTGCCCAGTTTCCTCTATTTGCGCCATTTACAATTCTCCTTTCATTTTTACATTTTCGCCATCTTACGAATGGCGGCATTCATGTCAATTTTCCCGCCCTTGTCTTTCGGCTGAGTGAAAACTCCGCCGCTTTTCTTAGGCGGTTCTTCAACTTTCAGTTTCGGATAGGCTTCCAACGTTTCTTTCAACACCTTTTCAATGTCCTTTTGGGACATTCCCGGTTCAAGTTTCCCAGTTCCTTTCAGGAACGCCCACGTGAGCTCAATGTCCGCTCCGACACTTATAGCCGCCTTGTTAAACGTATTCTGCAACCGCTCGTTCTGTATCTCGTTTTGCAGTTCCTGTATTTTCTTCAAAGCGGCATCCACGTCGGATTTACCTTCCTTGTCATCCCCGAACCCGAGCGCTTTTCCAAGACCCTTTTTGAGAGACTCTATCTCATCTGCAAGAGCCTTGCGCTCTGTCCGATACTTGGCTGCCTCTTTCCTGACGGCCTCAAGTTCTTTCCTTAGAGCTTCAGGGTCCGGCCCCGATTGCCCCTTGCCTTCAGCAGTTTCCTGCTGCTCGGCTTCGTTCGAGGACTGATCTCCGGGATCGTCCTCGGCAAACATTTGCAAATCAAACTTACGCCTCAATGCGTCTAGCATCCTGTTGGCCCCCCTTTTCAAATCAAGGTGCACCTGGCACCTTGTATATATTATACACTTTCTCTGTCCCTTTGTCTCTTTCTCCCTGTGTCATCTAAAAACTCACGTAGTTTAGCTTGCTTTTCTCTTACTTTACTAGCTGCTTTCTTCTTCTCTTCATCTGTGATAGCAACAGCTTGTCGTTGCTTCCATCGTCGAATATCACGTTCAAGCTTGCGTTGCTCTTGTGCTTCCTCGAAGTCCCCTTTTCCTACCTGCTCTTTTGTCGGCTTCTCCGTAAGCCCCGGGATATACGCTCCCAGCGAATGTCCGCAGTTCGGATGAAAAAGTCCTTCTGCTATAGCAGTGTCAAGAGCCGGATATTCGTCACTTTTTCCAGATATGCTTAGCACCTGACCTTCCCACGGCTCACACAATGGACATGAATCAGCATGAAAGCTCACAATCACTAAATCATAATCATTGTCTCGAAGTCTCTGTATCGCGCCTTCGATAGCTGCTTGTCCTGTCGTAGAACGTGTCGCCATTTCAGCATATGAGCGAAGCGACCAGCTACGGCCCGCCTTGTCTGTAAATCCCGTTATACCTTTGTCAGCAAACTCGTTAAGTGCTCGTTGTGTCGCTTGCTGTCTCGTCTCCACACCCAACTCCACCATCTGAGATACTTTACCGATGATAGAACGGTACTCATCGAGTGATTGTCTCGTGATCCGTAAATGAGTTTCGCCAAGCGTGCCCGCAAGCTGTCTTGTTAACACCATGACTTTGCGTTCGTCGATCATACCGAAGCCTGTCTTGATATCGGGTTTTATCTTTTTGAGATCAGCTTCAATACCTTTTTGACCTGTAGTGTATGCTTTCTTCACGGTCTCCGTTGCCGTCTCCGGCATCTTTTTGTCAAGGTTCGCTACTTGTCTTTCAAGCTTCGCTTTTATTCTACTAATCTCTGACTGCTTAATTGCTGCCCAGTCTGGAGCGTAGATGTCGTCTGCTAACTCCTTTGCAACAATCTCAAGCATTCTCGTTTCTGCTTCTGTGTAAAGTTCTAACAAGTCTCGTGCTAACCGTTCAGCGTATCGAGGATTAATCGCCATAACTACCACTCTCTAAAGTCAGGTTCAGTAACTGCTCGTCCGCTTTCCTCCATGATTCGCTTCACTTCAGCCTGCACTTGCTCGACATTCCATTCCGGATGCAACATCTCAACTTTTGTCTGTATCGATGCGGCTTCTGCTTGGTTGATCGTAAGCACGGCCCTTGAAAGCTCGTCCATCGATTCTTGTATCGAGTCTGCAAACATGATGTGCGGCCGAAATTCAATCGGAGTGTCGTTGTTGAGGTAAAGCCGATCGACCTGGAGCGCAAGATGAAGGATGTCTTCAATACGTGGTTTGAAATGAGCGGCCTTCTTTTGTTGAGTCTTGAGACTTTTCCGTTCCCGTATTCTAAGAGCCGTTCCACTCTCGGCCCTTCCTGCGATGTTGAGGCCAAATGACTGCGGGCTATAGCCTGATGCCGTGATAATCCTGTCCAGCAATTCAAGAGCTGTCTGTTGATGTTCCTGCGCGCGAATCTCAAACTGCTGTACTGTGAGCGGGGCTTCCTCACCGGGAGGTCCCATGTTCGGCAACCTTACAAACACTGTCCGATCTTCGTTAAACATAAACTTCCCGCTCTGGTCGTCCTTTTCAAGCCATTGTGAAGGAACGATAATCCTCCCGCGCGCGCGCCTGATGTCGTCAACCCAAAGACTGAACGTTTCGTCAAGTGCATCCATGAGCGGTTCTTGTCCTGAATAATCAGACATACCAAGTGGAGACCCGCGAAACAGCCTGTTCGGAATCCTGTTAGGTATATACCTGACAAGCAGGTCGTCAATCCCAGTCGCTATTACATCCTGCAACCCCTCAGTGCTCTCGTGAGCCTCCAGCGGCCTCCGGACACCAAGTGAATTATCGGAACCTTCGTATAATGTATGCTCTATAAGTCCTGCCTCGTGGTATTCGATATGCCGCCACACTTTGCTTTGCGTCCGTTCAATTTCCCTGATAAATGACACCGATCGAAGGTCACCTGCGACTCCAAAGGTGGGAAAAGCCACGTCTGGTTGACAGATTGTGATTATCGGGACCTCGTACCACTCGCTATCCCAGTCAACCTTCAGATAGCAACCGCCTAACGCTGCTGCGATCTCTGCTGCTCCAATCATCGTCGATACAAAGCCCGACCTCTCTATGATATAGTCGAGCCTGTCCTGCGCCTTCTGCGCTTTGCTCTTGCTCCCGTTTCCACTCGCTTCCGGAATCTCGATGGAAGGTTCCTCGGAAAACAGAAGGTCAGCTGCAACGCCTGCTATGTCTCCAGCAATAGGAACGTGGAGCAATGGCCGGTTCTCGTCGTCGTACGTCTTGCCCCAAAACCGGCCTTTTGATGTAGTGGAGTAGCTGCAGATGTTCCGATAAAAATTAGCGAGCCTCTCAGTATCCCCTGAATACCAAGCTGCCCACTCCTGTATTTTCGCACGTTCGTTGTTCCACGCGTTGCTTGGAGGCCATGTCGAATTTTCATTTATTCTCATTTACATGCACCATCCCCTTTTGCGATTGTAGCATGCTTTAATTTGACTATCAACGTCATGAATCCATAGCCAAATTATAATACCGACCTATGCCGTTTATTGCATACCGCAAAGCATCAAGACTGTGATCATGTTCTTTGATCGGCTTGTCTTCGCCCCGTTCTTGTGCTTTCGGATCCCATGCATAGCTTGCGAATTCTTCTTGCAATCCTTTACAAGACTTGTGTATGAATAGCTTTTCAGCCGAAAGAAGCGATGATATTTTCCTGATGCCGTCCAATACTTCATTATTTGCAGCAGCGACCTTGAACAACGCAGGGTATTTACCCCTCAAGTTCCAAAGTGTCAATCGAAACGACTTCGCTGACGGATCGATGAAAATCCATTCTGGCTTTATATCACCCAGCCAATTCACAAAGTCCTCGGCATATTGTGCATCCGTTTTACTTCGCGCCAAATCGGAACCTGCTTCATGCCGATATTCGCGCAATGCATATAATCTGTTGTCGGAACCGACACCAAGCAGAACAAAAGCCGTAGCGTTACTCGTGCCGTAGTCCACCCCGACCCAGTATTTTTTGATGCTCGGGATATCTGCTGTCACATGCCGTGCCGCATCAAACATGTCATATACGACACCTTCAGCAATGACCCACTGGCCGAGCACATATCGCTGAAACCATACGCCGGTATATTCAGTTTTGAGCGCTTCTACGAAGTCTTGATCAAGAAAAGGATTATCATCTAATTGGAAGTGAAAATGCTTCAACCATCGTCCATCGGTGGTATCTATAAATTGCTTCAGCCAATGATGCGGCGATCCTGGGTTACACGTGCCGTCGAATTTTGCACCTGGTTTGTCAAGCCGTGATTTTAACATCTCAAAGAATGATTCCGGCCAAGTGGTAACTTCATCACCATATGCATACACAAGACCGATACCTTGAATCTTCGTCACGGCTCGCTCGTCGTTTGCGCCTACCACGTAACATTTACGGCCAAATATATCGACTAATCCATCGCCGTAAACTTGTGAAACGCAATCAGGACCATAAAGCTCTCGAAGCGGATCAATGACATTGCGCTTTAGTGTACGCTCGGTCTTGCCTACGAGTAAAAAATTACCTTCGCCTTGTTCTATTGTGCGCGAAGGTAACAGAAAGAAGGATCCGTATGTTTTACCACTTCTGACTGCGCCGGAAAGGATGTTCCAGAGGGCATGAGCATTATGAATTACTTTCGCTTGCTTGTAACTGAGCATCCGCTGCTTTTCTAATAGCATCTGCAAGCTCCTTTGCTTTAGTCTTCTGGTCTTCATCATCGTCGCTACGTTTTTTCAGTCCCCATCGTTCGGGGTAACGACGTTCTAGAAACCACGCCAGCGCCTGCCATTGCTTTTTGCCAGCTTCCAAGATACCTTTGACCGCTTCGGTTTCGGCGAAGGATCTTGACTCCTCCATTGCTTCGTAAAACTGTCTATAAAGCGATGACACACCTCGCTCGTAATCTTCTTCGCCTCTTT